CCAACCCTCTTTCGTTGGTTTCACGGACAGCAAAATCCGCCACCTTCCGATCTAGTAAACGAAACAAAAATAGACTTAGTGGCGGCTATCAAGCGCGAACTAGCCGATCTCTTTCCGGCTATGGCTGGTGCCCGCGATGAAGCCAGCTACAAAGATATGGCAACCTCGGCTGGCATCCTCATCGACAAGTTGCAATTATTGGAAGGTAAGCCAACCGAACGAGTGTCGCATCTAACTGAGATGCTGGAAACATTACCAGATGACGAATACGATGCCATTGTTCGCGAAGCCCAGGAAGTTATCGCTTCCGCTGGCGCGAGCGATACTGGAAGTTGACCAGCGGCGCCGAACTCACGCGCCCGACGCATGGCGGGATCGGGTCTTCGCCATGTTCCCAAACTATTTCTTTCACGACTTCAGCCAGCCCCACGTCGAGTTGTGGGAGTGGGCAGACGGTATCGAGCAAGGCGAAACGACCAGGCCATTCGTAGCGATCTGGCCAAGAGGGCGCGGAAAGAGTACCAACGCCGAGGCGATAGCGGCGGACTTGGGGGCGAGGCAGAAGCGGCACTACTGCATGTACTGCTGCGGAACCCAAGACCAGGCGGACAAACATGTCGCCACAATCGCCCGGATGTTGGAGAGTGAAACAGTCACCCGGTACTTCCCCGATGTGGGCAAGCCCCGAATCGGGAAGAACGGAAGCAGGAGCTGGAACCGGCGCACAGTTACGACCGCCAACGGATACACAATCGAGGCGATTGGTCTTAATAAGGCGGTACGTGGACAGAAGATAGACTGGGCAAGACCAGACCTGGTTATCTTCGATGACATTGACGAGAAGCACGACACGCCGCTAACAACGGCCAAGAAGGAAGGCATCATAACCGGGAGCATTCTCCCAGCTGGTGCCGAGAACGCAGCCGTCTTGTTTGTACAGAACCTTATCCATTCGAATAGCGTAGCAACCCGATTGGCACGGCAGCCAGGCACGCAGGAAGCTGCCAACTACCTGATGGATCGGATTATCTCCGGGCCATTCGTGTCGGTGGATGACCTCAAGTACGAGGCTCAGCAGTTTGGCGACCGGGTGCGGTGGGTCATCACGGGCGGGGCCTCCAACTGGTTGGGGTTTGGGCTGGACACCTGCGAGGACGAACTTAACAGGGTTGGGCCAACGGCCTACCTGCTGGAGAGCCAGCACGAGGTCGATACCGATAATCCCAACGCGCTGTTATGTGAGGCGGACTTCGAGCGTACCAGGGTGTTCGAGTACCCAGAGTTGGCCAGGGTAGCAGTCGCGGTCGACCCGCCAGCATCGGTAGGAACTTGCGGAATTGTTGGTGGCGGCAAGGCGATGGTCGGGGGGGAGTGGCACTACTACACGATTGAGGATGCCACTACACCTCCCGGAGTGCAGCCAGACAAGTGGGCGCTGGCGGTGCTGCAATGTTACTACAGGCTTGGTGCAGACGTTATCTTTTGCGAAACAAATAACGGGGGCGACATGGTGGAAAACACCATTCGCCAAACCAAGTGGGAAGTAGACGGCAAGGTGTTGGTCGACGGCAAGGCAGTTCGGATCGTCCAAGTTCATGCATCGAGAGGCAAGATAACCAGAGCTGAGCCGGTAGCGACGATGTTCTTGCAGGGGAGGGCGCACCACGTGGGCTACCTCCCCGAGCTGGAAACGCAATGGCGAAAGTATCAGCCAGGGGACGATAGCCCAGATAGGCTGGATGCCTCGGTGTGGATGCATACAGGACTAGAGGCAGAGATGACTGGCGGTGTTATGCGCCAAATGAAAATAAAGGGGCGTTGATGTTCGAGCGAGTAACGAAGCGAATTAAAGAGATGATCGGCGTGACCAGGCACGTGATGCGTGTCGTGTCCAGCCGTCTCCGTCGCTCAAGCTTCAGCCCCACCAAAGATATCGGGCGCACCGACTACGCATTTTGGGACAAGGCTCGGCGCGGGAAAGCTGCCGGGCTGGAGATATCCGGGCTATTTATTAAGCCGCTCGCCTCCAAGATAGCAGCCTGGACGCTGGGAAGAAAGCCAAACTGGAAGACCGACGACGCACCAAGCCAGGAGGCGCTCAGCAACTGGTGGGCAGAGCATCACGCCGGAGTTCTCCGTGCGTGGCGAGAGGCGCTGGCTCTGGGGGATCACTTCGTGGTGATCAACGCAGACTTGTCGCTGACGGCTCTTTCTCCCGATGTAGTGGATCCTATTGTCAGCGAAGACGACTACAGCCAGATCGTTGGCTGGCGGATCACCGAGGTTTACGAACACCCAGACCGCCCAGCCGATAGGATGGTCATTGTCGATGAGTACACAGCGACTGAGCGGGTGAGAACGATAACGAAGAACGGTGCAGCGCAGAGCGTTGAGCACTTCCCGAACATGATCGGCCTGGTGCCCGTCATTCACATCCCGAACATTGGCGGCTCCGATGAGGTGTTCGGGAGGCCTGAAGGCGAGGCACTGATACCGGCCCTCCAGAAGTACGGGGATGTGCTCAACTCTGGCATCGACGGCGTTATCAGGCAGGGTCACTCTACACCAACTATCCATTTCGATGATCCGTCAGCGCTGGATAAGTTCTGGGCACTCTACGGTCATCAATCGACGCAGACCCTGGAAGACGGCACGACAGAGACGACCAACTACGTGGAGTTCGACGCCGATCAGCTGGTGACCATCAGCAACGGCACCTTCGACTGGAAGTCTCCGATGTCGTTCAGCGTCGACACTCAAAATGTCTTGGCTCTGCTATTCTGGCTTATCCTCCAACATACAGAGGTGCCTGAGTTCATATGGGGCAACGCCATTGCCAGCAGCCAGGCCAGCGCGGAGGCGCAGCTTCCGCCATTCGTGACTTACATCGAGACACGCCAGGGCGAGATCGCCAAGTGGCTTACTGATATCGGAGAGGTTGTCCTGGGGTATCTATCTTTGGTCGAGCCAGGCGTGAGAGTTCAAAAGCCGACACCACAGTTCAAATCGCTGATCGGTGACGACAAGCGACTGACTCTCGATACGCTGTCGTGGGCATTTGCTGAACGCCTGCTTGACAGGCGCACGGCCTTGATGTTGGCACCGGTCGAAGTAGAGGACATCGATAGCGTGCTGGAGAAGGCAAAGCAGGAGCAAGAAGAGGCCATACCGGAGCAGCTGCGGGCATTCAACGCAACGGCGGAAAGAACCGCCATGGACGATGAGATTGCCAGGATTGAGGCGGGCGGCAACGACGAGGAAGACGATGCGTAAACTGATTGAGGTCCGGCCCGACAAACACTCAAAGCGTATCTGGAATGTCTACCTGCTTGGGCATTATATGGGGACATTCTGCCGGATGTACATCATTCTTAACTTTGGCTTGAGGACTAAACTGCTGTTGATAGTCGGCTGGTTCAACAAACGTCTTTATGTGAACTGGAATAACCGAAGGGTGTGTAGCTGATGCCTCCAACGTTTAAGAGCCTCCAGCTTCGCCACGACCGCGACATGATGCAGCGATTCGCGCACGAGCATCGCATCGTCGGTGAAGCGCTGGCTCGCATTGTCGCCCGTGAGGCCAATGGTCGCAGCGAGGGCGGCGAGACTATCGTCCCGAACACCCGCGCGGCCAGGGATAGCCTGAAGCGCTCGATGTGGGAGCAGGTGCTCAAGCCGTACTATATCGGCCTGGGCAACGACGCCTTTAATGGTGCTACGCCCATGTCGCCATACGCTCAGCTCATCAGTGACGGCGTAAGTGGATCGGTTCGCATCCAGGTAGATCAACAGGTGGCTATCTTACGGAAAGTTGTAAGGGATAAGCAAGCACTCAACTACTTAACAGGCCGTCGTCCCGCTCGCAGGAGCCAGGAGCTTGTATCGTACAACAGCGCATTGCAGTACATCGTCGACCCGAAAGGGTATACGCTAAGCGACCGCATCTGGCGCTCGAGCATCGATGTGCGCTCGCGCATTTCTGCTCTGCTGGATTACGAGATTGGGAACGGGACAGCAGCAGTCAATCTTGCCGATAAGCTCGCCCGGTATCTGACGCCTGGCGCTATGAGTACCAGGACCCGGACGCCCTACGGCGTAGAGGGTAGCTACTCCGCTCGACGTTTAGCCAGGACGGAAATTACAGCAGCCGCAGGACGAGCGACGCAGGCGGCAAGCAATGCCAACCCGTTCGTCAATCGCCTACAGTGGGCGCTGAGTGGATCGCATCCAGAGGGCGATATTTGCGACGACAATGCTAACGGTGGGCCAGACGGTGACGGCGTTTACGCCATAGATGATCTGCCTGAGTATCCTGCTCATCCACACTGCCTATGCACGATCAGGCCCAGAACGATCAGTAACGCAGCTGAGGTCGTAAGCCAATTGAGGATAGACGCGCAAAAGCCTACTCCTGTGTACCAGGGCCTGTTCAATGTGGAGTTCCTCACCAATGCCATCGTTCTTGGCTTCTTAGGTGAGGCTCTGGGCGCAGCGATGCAAGGAGCGGCAGCATGATCTATAACCGCCTATGCAACACCGAAGATTTTCCCGCGATGGGGCTGCCGCTAGAGCCGCGCAGGCGTAAAGCATGGGAGATCTACATGGCGATGGCCGTCGTGGGTGATGTCGATGGTCTGGAGGTTTTGGGCGTTGGCTCAGGAACAGATCCGACTATTGCCGAGGTGTGCAATCGGGGCGGCAGGATGTGGGCTACTGACCTTTATGCACAGGGTGGATGGAGCGCGTTTGCTCCCCCCAAGATGTTGATTAACCCAGTGGGCTGCTTCTCTTATCCGTTCGACGCCACCCGCCTGGTTGTTCAACACATGGACGCCCGACACCTACGCTTCCCAGACGGCATGTTCGACAGATGCATTTCGCTCAGCAGTGTCGAGCACTTCGGCAGCGACCTGGACATCGCGCGGGCAGCGATGGAAATAGGGCGAGTGATGAAGCCGGGCGGAATCGCCGCCATTGTTACCGAGTACAAGATTTCGGGCGACGGTAACGGATGGGACAACGTGCGTTTGTTCGATCAGGCCGCCATCGATGAGCTAATTATCAAGCCATCCGGAATGGAGCGCATGGACACCCCTCGCTGGACGCTAAGCGGGGCAACGATGCTGACATCGTATCCACTGGAAAGCATACTGGAGGCTTTTTACGCAGGGCGGCCTGTTGAGCACGACGACATTGTTCTTGAGCATCGCGGGTATCAATTCACGTCCGTGATGTTGGCACTGAGGAAACCAGAATGAAAATTTCCTATGTGTTTGCCAGCTTTAACCCGGGCGGCTGTGAGATACAGCAATGCGAGGTCTTGATCCGACTACATAAAGCCGGTCATGATGTCGAGGCCATACTGCCCTACGGAGCCAGCGTCTTCGAGAAGCATCTTGGCCCATGGATGGAGAAACAAGGCTTCCCCATCGTCAACCTGGCTGACAAGCCCGACAAGATATCGGCCATCGAGCGCGAACTTGAGCGTTTTGCCCCGGACGTGGAATGCAGCAACGGTTACCCGATGACCCTGACGGCGTCGCTCGCGGCCAATGCCGCCGGTGTTCCCGTTCGCGTTATTCGCATGACGAGCGATGGATTTGTTCGAGGCGAATTCCCACAAGATGACGCCTATGAACTCGCTGGCCACGCGGCAGCTACCCATGCAGTAGGTAACAGTCAAGCCGTGGTAGACAGCTTCGATCTATACAAGGGCGTTAGTGATGACAAGCGCAGGATCATACCAAACGGTGTTGACATACCAACGGTGACGAAGGCCATGCGCGATAAGTCGCGGGGGCACTGGGGAGCAGGTGGTAACCAATTGATTGGCTGCCTGGCCAATCATCGACCAGACGGCATCAAGAATCAGGTGATGCTGATCAGGGCTGCCGCAGAGGTTATCAAATCATACCCGAACATCAAGGTGTTGCTGGTGGGTTACCAAACAGAATACACGAGCACGCTCCTGGCGGAGATTACCCGCTTGGGCTTGCTCGACAAGGTATTCCTGCCTGGCAGAATTGACGATCTCGACCTGATTGCCGGATGGGATATCGCCGTCAATTGCTCTCGGACGGAGGGTCTCTCCAATGCAGTTATGCAGGGAATGGCCTATGGGATACCCACTATCGCGACGGCGGTCGGTGGTAATGTCGACCTGGTGGCTAATCACGGCACCGGTTTACTGGTAGACGATAACGATCCCGATGACTTGGCCGCCGCCATCTGCGAACTGCTAGATAATCCGAAGTTGGCCAAGGAGATTGGCGCTGCTGGTCGGCGCAAGATGAAGGAAGAGTACGGCTGGGATAAGGTGATAGAACAGTGGGTCAGCCTCTTCGAAGAGGGGCTGGCGGAGGTGGGCTACCGTGCCTAAGCAATTCTTTATTATTCCGCTGGCGAATAACCCCGACCTGGTCGCTCTTCAGGACTATCTGAAGACGCAGGTCACGGATCAGTCTATTGCCTGGCAAGATCCGGCGGTATTCCACATCGCGCTGGTGGTCGCCGACGAGGTTGCGCAGGACATCAGCGCCGTTTCTGTTGCCAAGAACCTGCCGGCTTTTGGTCTGGGTGGGAGCTACGTCGATACATTGCGGGGGCAAGACGGCAATAACGTTGTATTGATGATTGACAATTCTCCCCAGCTTACCTACCTCCAGGCGGCGATTTTCTACGAGCTGCGAGCCAGGGGAGTTGTTACCGGCTCGTTCAGTTGGCCGAGTGTTTATCGCCCACACATCACACTGGCGTCCGGTCAGGCTGAAATATACCAATCAACGCCCCAGATGCTGCATTTTGTGGTAGACCGGTTTGCTCTGAACGGCGAAGACTATACCGAGATTGCAAGCTATCCACTCCTGGCCGTCCCTGACGGGGGGCAGATACAGGAGATGGTTCACATCAAAGATCGAACGATTGTCTGGGAGCTGCGCGGCAGCTATCCGGACGTAGCGATTGCCAAAGATGTGGACGTTCCGATGCTGACAAAGGGAGACGATGATCCGACGTTCATCACTATCCCTGTAGGTAAAGCGGGCGTTACGTCAGGCAATTACATACACTACGACGATGAGTTTATGCAAGAGTTTGAGCGTCAAGTTCTTGCTGTAAAACCCATCGGTCTGATGGGGCATCTCAAAGAAGAAGATCGCTCGACAGAATTCCCAACAGAAGCAGTTCACTGGGTGGGGGTGCAGCGCGTTGGCGAGCTTCTTTGGGGTAAGGGTTATATCCCACCGGGCGAAGCGCGAGACCGGATCAGGCGCTACAAGGCACAGGGAAAGCAGATTGCTACCAGCATCGATGCCTATTTTGATCGTGTATGGAGCAAAACACTTAATGCCTATCACGCCATCGGGAGCACGCTCAAATTGAACCAGATCGACATTGCTCCGGCAGATCGTGCCGGCATTCCCGATCTGGCTGCTGTTCCCCAACTCACGACTGAGATGGTGGGGCAATCTAACGAACATTCAAACGAGGAGGGCGATATGCCTGAGAAATTACAGATTATCCAAGAGATGACGGCGGAAGACGCGCGGCTTCTTCCTGATGTCGTCAAGACGGCCATCAAGGCCGAAGTTCCCCCGCCGGCAGAGGTCGCGCTGGTGCAGGAAATGCGATCCGCTCTGGGCCTGGGCGCTGACGCCGATCTGCTCGTTGCCGTCAAGAGTATGGCAGCCGAGAAGGCGCAGCGCGAGGCTGAGGCTGTGGCGATTCGCGTGAAGGAACTCGTCAGTGACCCCGAGAAGGGCGTTAAGGTCGAGAGCGCCCGCGCGGTTGTAACCGAATTGGTGATGGCTCGCAATCCAGCCACCGCAGTAGATGCCGAGAAGGCGTTTGGTGAGGTGGTCGAGAGTGATGCCGTCAAGGGCCTGTTGCAGGAAACCGTGCAGCGCACGATGGGCCCTGGTGTCCGCCCAGCGGCGGCACCCAAGACAGGAACGCCAAAATACTTCAAGATCCCTGAGCCGCCTAAGGCGAGCTAGGCCAGGCGAGAGAAGAAAGGTAAATCACTATGACAACTGGAGCTTTAAGCTATTTCGAAGGTGACGGCAAGGCCGTCAACGTCGACTTGCTGTATACGGTAACCAAAGACCAGATCGCAGTAGTCGACGGCTGGCTTGGTATTTGCGCCAGTGACGGCGTCAGCGGCGACAGCATCGCCCTGACCGTCGATAAGCGCGAGTATCAATTCACGGTACCGACCACCCTAGCAGTGGCGAAGGGCGATATCGTGTACATCGAGGTGGCTGATGTCACCGGACACACCCCGGATGATACAGCCTATGGAACCAGCGCCGGAGCGGGTAAGGTTGCGTTCTTCAAAGCTACGGCCGCGAAAGATGCCAACCACTGTGTGACCGGCATCATGCTCGGTCAGCTGTTGAGCTAAGGGGAGATAAAAACATGCCTATTCAATTCTACTCTAAGGCTCAGTTGGCCCAGCGTCGCGATCCAGTCGAGATTCCGGCCAACTTAGACATCCGCGATCATATTCGCGAGATGAGAAACGAGAACGGACATCTGGTATACGAGTTCATCGGCAACGATGACTTCGGAACCGAGTGGGTCACTCGTCAGCGTTACGAAGTGGACGCCGGGCGAGATCAAGAGCCTATCTTGTACACCCCGCTGTTCAACACCATCCGCGATGCGTCGCTGCCAAAAACGGTCAACATCTACACCCTGGGGCCCGGCGGCGTGGTACTGGAAGAAGTATTCGAGGGCGGCGAAGTCAAGTTTGTGTCGATTGGCTCCGGATCCAAGACTGTGTCGATGCGTCATTTCGCGACCGGCCTTGAATACAACAAGGATCTCTTCATCTTCAATCAGACGTGGAACGTTGGCATCATCGAGAGACAGTTAGGCATCGCTTACAATGCTCTTCTTAATCACCTGCATCTCTATCCGCTGGTTAGCTACAGCTATGCCGCGGCCAACCAGACGGCTGCCAGCAGCACCGGCGCTACATTGGTTGAGAAGTATTTGCGGACGCTCGAAGATGCTATTACTAACGCCAAGACCGACACATCCAATCCGCGCCGAGGCCCGTTCGCGCTTCTCGTCAACTCCGGGCAATCGTTCATGGTCGAGCGTGCGCTCAATCGCGTTCCGCAGGAAGGTTTCTCTTTGCAGTCGAGCGCTATCAGCCAGATACAGAGCGTGATCGCTTACGACGGCTGGACAGGCACGCGCGGCAAAAAGTCAACGACCTACGCTGGCGTAACGACCGGAAAGGCGCTGTTGGTAGATTTGGCTTACCGCGACCTGACTATGCAGTCCTACATCAAGCAGGATTTGCAATCAGAGATGGGAAATCCTGACATCTCTCGGTTCATCAAAGAGCAGACAGTGTATGACACCTACATGGGTGTCTATACCGATCCTGCCGGTGCGGTGGAAGAAATCACTTGGCCGGTTAGCTAGTCAGACGGAAGCACAAAAGCATGAGGGAGTTACTCGCAATCTACGCACCTGGTAATCTGGACATGGCTGATAGCTATGGCTTGATCGCTTGCCAGCTCGCCAGATACATCGAGGCGGCTGGCGTAGCGGTGCAGGCGATGGCTATCGGAGAGCGATGCGTTGACGGTCAGCCTGAAGACATCCGATCTATCGTATCGAGGCCTGTCCAGGCCACGATGGGCGGGATCGTCCTCGGCTATCCGACTATGTATCACCAGTATGGTCCGCTGTCTAATTGTGGGCCACGGGTAGCGATCACCATGTTCGAGAGCACAAAACTCCCGAGCGGCTGGGTTGCTGAACTAAACCGGTGCGCGGCTGTGGTAACTCCTTCTTCGTTTTGCGCTGATGTTTTTGTGCGGTGCGGTGTAAACGCGCCCGTGCATGTCATTCCGTTAGGTATCGGTGAGAGTTTTGCACCGCACCATCGTCATCGCGGCAGTATGTACACTTTTGTCGCTATTGCTGATCGGGGATTGAGAAAAGGTGCACATATCGCTGCTCAAGCTTTTGTAAGGGCGTTTGAAGACGATCCGACCTACCGCTTGGTGCTCAAGAGCAGGGTCAAGGAAGAGGTGACACACATCACCAATTCAAATATCGATCTGATACAGGTTGACATGAGCGAAGCGGAACTGGCCGATTTCTATCGCAGTGCGGACTGTATGGTTTTTCCGTCATGCGGTGAGGGATTCGGGTTGCCACCTCGCGAATTCGCGGCCACCGGAGGCCCGGTGATTGCGACGGCATGGAGTGGAACCGACAATGTAGGGGACTGGGGCCTGCCTTTGGGGTATCGGTTGGTACCTGCCTGGCCTGGCCATCCAATCTTCGAGCAACAGCAACTTGGTGAGTGGGCTGAGCCTGACGTAGATGAGCTGGCTGTCCTGATGCGCGAGGTTGCTGATGAGGCGGACACTTACAACGAATGGGCATATCACAACGCGAAGACGGTAGCAAAGCAATGCAGTTGGGCCCACTTCGCCCGCGGTGTGCTTGATGTGTGGAGCGATGTACTAAGGGAGACGTATGGCGACAGAAGCGCAGCGATCAGCGTTACGGCTTGATACCGGCACGACAGCGGCGTCATTGGGCGATACCGAGATAGATAACATCTACATCGATGGCGCTGGGCAGTATGCCGACGCGGCTCCTCAAGATGCCTACGCTCGTGTTGTCGTCTTTCGCCGTTTGCTGGCTCAGGCTGCACCACGTGCCAACTACCAGCAAAACCAGACGCGCGAGGACGTGGGCGCTCTTTTTGAGCACTACAGGCAGATGGTTGCCTACTGGCAAGCAGAGCTTGAGACGGCCATCGGCGCGGTATCGGCTAATGGCATGATGCGCTGGGGGAGTATGCGGCGTAACCCAACTCGAAGTGAGGAGTACCCGGATGCCTGATCTGAATGCCATCTTGAGCGCAGGGACGGCCATTAGCTCGGCAGATCGCGCGGCGTTGGCATGGCGGCGGATATCGGAAAAGCCGTCATCTATCGTCATCAAGCGCGGTACGACTACGCTGTCTGCTCAAACTGTGCGACTCGAAAGCTCAGGATCGTCTAATCGGGTCGGATCTGCCGGTACCGTTGCCGTCCGTGAGGTTGTGATCTTTGGCGTCAGGGGGCACGCGACCGTGACGGATACCAATATCCGAAGAAGTGATCGGTTTATCTACGGTGGAGAAGAGTATCAGGTGAACGATCTCGTGTTGACGACGGGCGAAGTACAGGCTCGCTGCGAGGTGGTTTCGTGAGCAGAGAGGACGATTTCAAGGCTCGCATGACTGACGACATAACCGGCTCTCCTGTTATCGTGACGGGCGCACCGCTGATGGCAACACTTACCGGCGGCGTCTTCACGAAGGCGGAGGTCGGTCGGGATGGTATAACGCGCAACAGCGCCCCGGGCGCGTTTGACACTAACGGCTATCTGAAGCCATGCGCGCTCGTTAAGCAGCGCGGCTTGGTGCCGGACGGCGGCATTCGTGACGGCGTGGCGCAAGACATCAGCGCAGCTCAGACGGTCGAGATCTATGTTTACGAAGACAGTGGATATACCAGCATCGACGCAGCGCTGGCAAGGATACGCGATCTATTCATTGGTTACCACTTTACCAGCTCGTTCGAAGTGGAGTGGGTGAATCTGATCGACAGAGAGCGAGACGAGGGTGCCCTTCAGGGTGCATCGATGGCAAGGATAGACTTCCGGGTGAGGAGTATCGAGTGAGGGTCAACTGGGTATCTCTGGGGTACAACAAGAGCGAGGGGTATGCGCGATACAGCATGGCGACTATTCGCGCCTTCACGCGCGCCGGCGTGCATGTGACGCCAACCCTGAGCGATCAGCTGGAAGAAATGCCCCATTGGATGCTACAGCTGGCCGGCATCGATCTGCGCCTACCTACCCTGTGTTGTATGCCTCCCACGTATCTCCCGAACGTCGATGGTCGCCTGTGGTGCGTGACGATGTTCGAGGCGGAAAGCATACCGGATGCATGGGTGCCTATCCTCAACGAGCGCTGCGAGCGTGTCATTGTGCCATGTGAGCAGAACGCGAGAGTGTTCAGGGCTTGCGGCGTCACTGTTCCGGTGCATGTTATACATGGCGGTACGGACCCGGAAGAGTTTCCGGTGGCCCGCCGCGAAGTAAGCGGCAACCCATACACATTTATGTGTCTGGGTGATCGGGGCAGTCGGAAGGGGCAAGACCTGGTATGGCGAGCACTTTGGAACGCTTTCGGGAACAGCGATGACGTTCGTCTGATCATCAAATGCTTGCCGGATAGCATGAAGTGCGTCGATGAGAAGAGTAGCGATTGGCGTATCCGCTTTTGGCACGATGAAGTCGAAAGCATGTCGAGCGTTTATCGAGAAGCGGACTGTTTCGTTTTCCCATCTCGCGGTGAAGGCTGGGGAATGCCTCCGCGGGAGGCCGCCATGATGGGTCTGCCAACTATCGTTACCAGATACGCAGGGCTTGAAGTCGGAGCAGACGATTGGGCTATCCCTGTCGACAGCTACAAGCTGGAGTCCAGCGTTTTGTTGAAGGGTGGAATGTGGGCCAGCGCAGACGTAGACGAGTTGGCGGAGAAGATGATCTGGTGTTACGAAAACCAGGATGCAGCTAAAGAGTTTGGTCTCCAGGCATCGCGATGGCTCAGGGACAATCAAACCTGGGATCAGTCTGTTGAGCAGTGGGTAAAACTACTCGAAGAGGTGGCTTAGTGGGTGGCTTCGAGTGGCAAAAATCACCTGACGATGTTTTTGGTAAGGCCATAGATGGGTACATGGAAGCCGTGCGTGTTGGTGTCGAGGCGGTAGCTCTGAGGTGGGCGCCAGAGATCGAAAGCTGGATGAAGGCTAACGCGCCTTGGTCGGATAGAACAGGCAACGCACGGCAAACATTACGCACGGAAGTAATCGATCTAACGCAAGAAATAGCCTTGCTGCTGTCTCACGGGGTTGACTATGGCATCTTCCTTGAGATGGCGCATGGTGGTAAGTACGAAATCATAGGACCCGCCCTAGACGAGTTTACACCTAAGGTGTGGGCGGACATCCGCAAGATGATGGGGCAGTAGCCCCGAAGGAGCACAAAATGATTTTTAGATACGGACTTGAAGATGTCAAGATTGCGTCCTGGACTACAGAAAACAGTTATGGCACAGCGATTGATTTCGGTGCTGCTCAGATGTTCGAGGTTACATTCCAGGCGGAGAGCGCGACGCTCGACGGTGATAACGCCAGGTTGGATAGCCATTCGATCTTGAAGGGGTTATCTGTGAAGATTCGCGGCGGCGAAGTGAGCCTAGATGTGCTTGGTCTCATCACCGGTGTATCGCCGTCGTCACTTTCCGGCACCAAGCGCCTGAAGTTCGATAAGGTTCAGCGTCCATACTTTGCTCTGTGTGGCAAGACCACCGGCACCGGCGACGGCGGCGACACGCACGTGTTTGGTGCAAAGTTGAAGCTGACGGGTGACTTCAGCTACAAGCTAGAAATGGGTGCCTACGTAATTCCTGAGGTTACGTTCGAGGGTGTCTACGAAGGCACAGTCAACGGATTTGGCTGGGCGGTAGAACATACAACGGCTGTCGATATCGCAATTCCGCCTGCGTAAAACATAGAAATGGATAACGATACATGGTAGAAGAGACTGCAAACATGGAAGTGACGGAAGCGAGGGAGTGGAGAGCGCTGCGTGAAAATGGCTACAAGGCTGAGTTGCCCAGCGGGCACGTCGCTCGCCTACGCCCGGTAAGCCTGGCTGAGATGGTCAAAAACGGGCGTATTCCCAACGCGCTCACGAGTATTGCCGCCGAAGCTATCTCGAATGTCGGGGCGGGGATATCGACCGAGACGATCATCAATTTGACAAACGATGTAACCGACTTCCTTCATCTGGTCACCGTCGCGTCCTTTGTCGAGCCGCGTGTCGTTATCCTGGAAACTCCGGAGGACACCCCCCCGGAGGGTGCAATCAGCATCTGGGATGTGTCGCTGGAGGACCAG